AGCCACGACGGTCCCGATGTTGAACTGTGGGTTGATGAGATGGGCACACTGCGTGAGAACCCGGGCTGGTGGTTTGGTTCGTGGAACCAGCTACTGGCTGGCCGGTGTTTCATCTGTCGGCCGGGGCTGAAGAACCTTCAGAAATCGCACAGCTATGATCTGGCCGCATGGATCCGGCCGGGGATGAATGAGTCGATCGCCCAGATTCAGCATCTCAATCGCGCCCGTGTTCTGTCCAACCTCCACGAGGTCTCGGAATGGGAGGAAGACCGTCGCCAATCCAAGGTGATGACTCAGATGCTTGCGCTTGCCGTTGAACCAGCGGCACTGTTACCGTAAGCGGATTATGAAAGCCGAACTATTGGCAGCACTGATCGCCGTCGAGTCAGGTGGAAACGATCTGGCTCGCGGCCGTCATGGTGAACTGGGCGCTTTGCAGGTGCGCGCTTGTGTTGTCAGGGACGTGAACCGGATTTCAGGTACGCACTACCGCTGGGTCGAGATGACCAATCGGGCTGTCGCCACGAAGGTGGCTGACTTGTATCTGACCCATTGGTCGAAGCGGATCGGCCGTCCGGCAACTGATCGTGACCTCGCACTGATCTGGCACCATGGCCCGAACGGATGGAAGCGATCGGGCGGTACGTATTGGAAGCGAGTATCGGCAGCGAAGTGACTCGGAGCACGGAGATCAGCGCGTCTGGTCTCCCTCTCCGCGCCAGTAACGCGGCATTACTATGGAAGAAAACGAAACACCAGTTCAACCGACCTCAGAGGTCCAGCTTGCAGCATCGACGCTTGGCCGTCGCGCTCGCGGTAAACGCAAAACCATCACTGACGAAGATCGCCAGCGGCGCAGTGACCAGATGAAGGAGATCAACGAGAAGCGCCGAACGATCCGAGTTCAAGGCGTAGTCGTGAACAGCCCGGGCGGCAACACGCAGGTGAATCAGATTGTGAAGAAGATCGAGCCCGTCACTGACCCCCGAGTCGTCGCGGCGATCGGGCGCACCGTGCGTTCGCAGGGGAGGATCGTGCAATGAAGCGCAAGGTCGTGATCGTGCTGGAGGATTCCGAAGAAGGATTCAGCCGTCAGATGTACGTCGAGCCCCCGCTACCTGCGGATATGAACGAGACTCAGCCTACACCGGCGCTGCTCTGCGCGATGGTCGTGCATCGGGCGATTCAGGCGTTCGTGGAAGCGGGGGAGGAGAAGCCCGTGGAGGAGAAAGCCGATGACAAAAACTGACCTGATCCATGCGCTTGCTGAAGAGTGCGGCCTGCTGGTCCCGCACGCTCGGCAGATTGTCGATCGGATGTTCGACCTGATGATGGACGCTACATTGGCAGGTGGGTTTGAGGTCAGGGGATTCGGCGCGCTGGAGACAAGAATGACCAAGCCGATGATCGGACGGAACCCGCTGAAGCCCGACGTCGAGATCGTGATTCCGCCCCGGCCGAAGGTGGTATTCCGTCCGTCGAAAGAGTTCCGAGATCGGGCCATCAAAACACTTGCGGTTGGGGGTCGTAAAAAGTAGGATACCACCGCTTGTAGTGCTGTTCATAGTTGTCGAGCCCCCTAGGATTGAGAGGTCCTAGGGGGTTTTTGTTGGTCACCCCTCCCGGCGTCCGACCGAGAGGGGCACAAGCCGATACCAGACCGATGGGTGGGAAAAACTACAAAACCACCCCGGCCACGTCGGTTACCCAAAAGTGGCTGATAGCACGCCTGGAACCCTGCGGAGGTTCGCCAGGAGCGCGTCAGGAGTCTGCGAGTTGGCCACGCAGATGCCAATGAGATCCTTGCGAGCGCGGTCACTGAGATCCTTGGCGTCGATCACGACCACCCGGTTACCGGATAACGCGATCCGATGGATGCCGGTGGATTGCTTCGATGATGCGGGCGTCTTCACGGGTCATGGCGAGGTAACGTCTGGAGACCTGCTGGCAGTTCCAGCATGGCTCACGGAAGCAGCCGCATCCGAGGCGCTCATACAGCTGGCGGGCTATCGCTTTGAATCTGGAGAGTTCGTCGTTTTCGTGGTTGGAGTCCATCGTGGTGGCGGTAGCGGTTGATGGTTGTGTAGGAGACATCGAGGATACGTGCTAGCTCGATATCGGTCACGTGCATCGGGGCGCCTTTGATTGCCAGCCGCTTCTCCATCGGTATGCGTGGTCGGCCTGATGGCTTGATGATTCCGAGGAGCTTCTTGATGCGGTGGATGAGGTTCATTCGCAGCTGTAGATTTCGGTGGTGGTTTTGAGATCCGTCGGCCACTCGGGGGTGACTACGAACGAGGGGTCAGAAAACAAGACTCTGTCAGTGGGTTGGATCATAAGGCGTCCATTGTGACCACGCAGAAACATGAATTCCTTGGCTTGCTCGGGATAACGGCTGAAGCCGTCGTCGATGGGTACGGCCGTAAAGATGTAAGTGCCGTACTTGAATGTGTCAGAGCATTTTACGACAGCTTCCATGCCCCGGAGGTAGGTGTACTCGATCGTACTGAACTCCCGACCGTAGCAGTCCCAGCGTTGGGCGTGGTCTGGGCGCCAGTCGAGTTCAGGCTGTGGATCGAATGCTAGCGCGTGCGGCGGCACTGCCCGATAGACCGCTCCGCACTCAAGCATGATCGTGCAGCCCCACATCCTGCCTGGAATCGAGACCAGCCCAAACCAGACGCAGGGGATGAACCCGGTGCGGCTGGAGATGAACGAGGCATCGACGTAGCAGTATTGATGGTGTGGAAGTTGTCCGGATTGGGAGTAGGTCATGGTTTTTTGAAGTACGCCACCGTGCGTCGGCACGCGATGCAGGTGACCTTGGATTTGTCGGTTGTGGTTCGGGCGCTAGCACGTCCGCAGGCAGCGCGTTTGGATAGGTGGTTGTAGTGGGTGGTCATGGTTAAAACTCCATAAGGTAATAGAGCCTCTTGCGAAGTTGCGCGATCTTGGCCTTCTTATCTTCCAGTCCATGATAGACGGCTATTCTGTATGGAATACCGCCTTCAGTCTTAAAAAAGTCGCAGTACTTTTCGAGATAGGCGATACGCTCTTCCGTGCGACGGATGCGCCAGTTGCGATACCATTTGAATGGGTTCACGTCTTCCTCACCTTCTCCCGATGCTTGCATATCGTGCAAACGTAGGTTTTTCCGCTCTTGGATATGACAGCCACTCGGAAGCATCGCTCACATTGGATGGTGTTGTTCATGGCTTGGCCTCCCCTAAATAAACAACCTGCGACGGGCGAAGCCATCCAATGTCAACACCGTGCCACTCTCGGTTTTCGGATTGGCCGCTGTGCTGTGCTATGGGATTGAGGCAGGCAATCCACTTCTCCAGCCGCTTGATGCGCTGCTTCTGCTCCTCGCAGTCTTTGCGAAGGTGAAAGTTGGATTCACGGAGTCTCTGAATCTCGTCGAGCAAATGCTCATTGTGTTCGTATTCGCTCACAGCTTGGCCTCCTTGTCCCACGATTGAATAGCTTCTTGAGTACGACGAATTACTGAACCTTCTCCAGACGCAACTGTTCCGATGTATGAGGCGCAGTTGCGGAGTTCATTGCCAGCAGTCTCCAGCCGCTTAATACGTTCACGAAGCTCTGATTTGTCCCGATCAAGTTCGCTTATCGTTTTGCAGTAGGCCACATGGGCATCGACTATATGGTTCACAGCTTGGCCTCCTTCTCGTTCCACAGCAGCAGATCGGCGCGCATGGCGTCGTTCTCCTGCTCTAGTTGGGCGATGCGGTCGTTGAGACGATTGAGTTCTTTGACGATGCCGCGTGGTTGAGTATCAAACAGCGTTTTTCCGGTTGGTGTTTGAATCAGGAAACCTTTGGCAGGGGGAGCGATTCTGATTGGGTCGAGTTTGTAGCGTTTCACGGCTTGGCCTCCTTGGCTTTGCGCCATTTTGAAACAGTGTGCTGCACGGCATCCAACCGCTCATCGCGCAGCCATGCCTCCATCTTATCCCCCGCCTCCTCAAGCCGCTTGATGCGGTCTTTGGCTACTTTCAGATCCCATTGAGTGGAGATCAGTTCATGTTCAATATCGGTCATGGCTTGGCCTCCTTGGCTTCTGTCCAAATTCTCACTCTGGCCGCATATTCAAAGGGGCAGATTGCTTCATCCCCAGCTGCCTCCAGCCGCTTGATGCGGACATTCGAGTCATGCCGCTCTTGAGACACTTTGAGATTTATCTCGCATATTTTATTATTTAATGATTTCAATTGCTGCGAGGACTTCTCCAACCGCTTGATGCGTTTTAAAAGTAGAGGCACTTCGCGCTGAATCACTTTGCGCTGAGACTCTCCGAGTTTTGCTCCGAGCAGTGTTGCGATGGCGTTGGCGTCCCATTCGCGTTCAACCTCCAATGCCGACTCCTTCCATTCCTCCAGCCGCTTGATGCGGTCTTGAAGCCGCAGGTTCTCCTCATCAAGCAATTGCTGCTGACGGATGATTGTATTGGCTGCGGTGAGTTCGCGTTCCAGCCTCCTGCACAGCATGCCGAGATCGGCTACGTTGTGCGGAGTGCTGTCTGATATTGGGGTGTCGCTCATTTCGCCTCCCTCGCTTTGAGCATCGCGTCGGCTATTTCGTAAGCCATAATCGCGCTCTGGTTTATGTTGTTGTACCATCCCACTTCATTGATTGCCTTCGCCGCGAAGTAGTCGCGAATGCTCATCCCGATTTGTGGACTCGTATGTCCATCGGCTCCAGTTCTTGCAAACGCCGGTCCTCCGTCGTTGATTGGTTGGTTGGTCATTTTGCCTCCTGTCTCTTTAGATATTCACTGACCGCTTCGTCGGCCACAAACTGTAGCTTGTAGCCCTTCTTGGTTGCGTAGTCCTTCAGCTTCTTGTGAGTGTCGTCACTAACGACAAACATCTTGGCAACGGGACGTTTGGGTTTGGGTTTGTTCATTTTATTCGCTCGTAATCGCTTCGTGAATGACCTTGAAATGCTCGGCAAAAATGCCGTCTCGAATGGCCAGCGCGATCTGGCGATGCTCCTTCTGCGTACCCTTCGCACACCGCTGCTCGAAGTAATGAATCCATGATCGGATGTTTCCAGTCATGTAGAGTGTCGTCTGAGTGCAGAGCGGAAGAACCATGCGAGCGGTTTCGCGGCTCACACCCTCTTGGAGGAGCTGGCGATAGGTCTTGAATGCAAGATCGACAGACTTGGCCACCGCGTCGTACGCCCAGTCTTGATCGAAAGTGTCGCCACTTCCCTGGCGGTTGACTCGATCCTGAGTGCGAAGTTCGACCGGCTCCGGCGAATCACTCGGCGCATACCGTTGTGAAAATTCTTGGAAGCAGAACGAGCGATGGCGAATGATCTGAGCGGAGATGGCGCGGCTGGTCTGAATCTCGACTGTCATACTGGCCTGTTCGAAAATGCTCCAGTGGCCGTTCTTGATGCAGTAGGCCAGTAGTTTTGGAGCGGTGAGCAGGCTCATCTGGTTCGACGGATTGCTGACTCGCGCTGCGAACGTGATGAAGTCGGATGCGGTCATGTTACCGTCGCCGACAAGTGGTTTTGTGATTGCTGCGATTTTAACTTTCATGGATGCGAATTGAATTCTTAGGTTTGAGCGTTAACTAGGAATGCGCTCCCCTCCCCCCGTCTTCCTTAGTTTAGAACGGCTTTTCTTCGTCAGAATCGGGAGCAGTCGGCGCAGGAGCTGCCTTCATGTTCTTGATGCGATACGCCTTCTTCTTCTCTCCATTCGATTCGTACTCTTCAGCACGGACAGTGATGGCCAACTCTAAGCCAATCATCGACTTCAGGAAGTTCGCGTAACTGCCCTTCACGCCGAGGAAGTCAACCTGCGTACCGTCCGGCACATTGTGATTCGTCGCGGCGACGAGCGAATTGACGCGCCACCAGACGTTCTCCTGGTTCAGGAATCGGTCGGAGATGCTCGCGCCATCCTCGGTGCGGAACGTGAGCTTGCAGACCTCGCGGCCCTTCGGATCGAGATTCTCCTCAACCTTGATGAGCGTGACTTGGAAATCGCCCTCGGTGTCGATGTAGCGTCCACCTGCGGCTTCTTTACGGTTTACTTGGAACATAATGTGTAGGTTTCGATTTTGGTTTAGTTCTCGGATTTATTCAGCACCCATTTTGGGCATGAAAGTGTGATGGTCGTCGTTGGGTAGGATGGCCAACTGTCTAGTGCGCGGCACTCGTGGAGCGTCGAGATGGCCTTCCTGCGAAGGTTCTCACCGGCCTGAAGCCACTCGATGTCCAGCTTGTAGATACCAACGGCATACGGTGCTTTGCGTTCGACGGCGACGAAGATGAAGTTCTCCGCTCCGGTCATCGCCAGATAGTGAGCGGCTTGAATGTGGTAGCCGAACGAGGTGATTGTGCGGCTGAACGCTTCAGGCGATGCGTCGTCCGTTGTTTTCACATCGACCAGGGTGTGGTCCTCGACCCAAAGATCAGGGCGAGCTTTCAGAGGTAGGCCAGTCTCCTCATCTTGAGCGAAGACACTTGCCTCAATCTTGTGCGGCAGGTTGATGATGTCCCAGAATGGATGGCGGCGGACGCTGTTCGCGACGCCCTGGACATCGATGTCCTCAGCATGAGTCAGGTGGATGCGGCTCTTGTGCTGCTCTTTCCACGCTTTGCCCTCCTTGTTCCGACCGTCGATGTCCGGCGGAATCACGGCGACGACCTGCGAGTACAGATGCGGTTCGAGAACAGCGGTATGAATCGCCGTCCCAAGCTGCATGGCTTTCGTCGGCTCCTGATGCTCGTCCAGCGCGGCTTTGTAGTGCGCCGGTGACTTGAGGATCTTGGTCATCATCGACTTTGAGAGAGCATCAACGGCGTGATACTTCTCGGCTGGCATGTCGTAATTGATGTGGCGGTTTTGAATGCTCATTTGTCTGCCTCACATTGGCCTTCGTAATTTCTCATTCCATCTACCGCTACTGCCACGGCAACGATCCGTTCAATGACTTCCATGTCATCTTCTGACACCTTCTCATTCCATCTAAGGTTTAAGTTGCCACGTTCGACAGCACCTTGAAGCAAGGCGGCGATGTAAATGTCGATTCGGGTTGGAGACTCTTCGTATGCAAGTAGTTTAGGGTTCATTCGAGTGTAGGAGCTGAAAATGCCTTAGCCTTGATGAGGAAGCTGTCAGGATCGGATACGATCATGTTGGCCACCTTGGTCGAGACATCGCGGAAGTTCTGACCTTCCTTGATGAGGTTCTTGCTGATGAGGAACGCATTGGCGATGTCGCTGTGCGGTTCGAGGATTTGCTCCAGCTTGTCTGTCAGCGAGAAGGTCGATTCCGGCGTCACATTGACCGTCTGGCGCGTCGGAGTGGGTTGGGCGGGTGTTGATGGGGTGTTGAAGTCGGCCACTTCCTCGGGGGTGTATCGGCCTTGCGTGATTCGCGGATCGAGCATGCGAGTCGCCTTGCTGATAACTCGCGCACGAAGCATCTCAGCGGGGAACTTCGCCCATCCACTGCCCGGCTTTGCGGGGATTAGACCGGCAATCTTCGCATCATCTGCGGTGAATGAGACGCGAACCTTCTTCACACCCTTGCTGAAGTCGGCAATCGCCGCCACCGTGTCGAACTG